GGTATATCGTGATCTTTTCATTGAATTTCCTTTATAAGAAATTCTACTTCTAATTGCTATGGTTTTGTGGGAGGATTACCAACCCAATTAAACCAAGTTTCATTCTTTTTGGCGGAGTTTTATTCTTATTTAATCGGAATAGCTTTGGACTAATAATTCCAAATATAAACACAAAACTACCAGCAAACAATAAAACCAAAAAATAGTCAGGAACTCCCATCTTAAACCCCTCTAAAACACATATTATTTAACATTTCATATTTTGTAATATTTTAGTCCCTTTAACCCCAAATATACAAACTTCTTCAGAATCTCTTAAACGACCACCAACCCCGCACGAGCCCACAGATCACCAGGCTATCAATGTTTTTTTCGTTAATGTATTCTGGCTGATAGCTTGGATTGTCGCTGATGATCGCCAGACGGCCATCTTGCTGGGCCACAAGACGTTTAGTCAATAACCTACCGTTCCAGTCCAGCACATAGATCCCTTCTGCCTCAAACGCCCGGCGGGAGACATCCACAAAAAGAATGTCACCGTCCTGGATGGTCGGAGACATCGAATCACCACTGTTGTTGATGATCTTGATTTTTTCAACAGCGTTTTTACCGAAACTTTGAAGCGCCCAATCCTCAAGAACATTCAGGTTCTGAATTAAAGGCGGATAGGAATCCGCTACTTTGCCGTGGCCAGCTGATGATTGAATGTCAAGGTAGTCCAGGCGGATGTAGCCTTCTGTTTCGGTTACGGAAATTGTTTCTACTGTTTCACTGTGGTCTTGATCCATCCAGCCCACAGGCTTGCCCATTCCTTTCTCAAGTTTACGAGCCAGTGAATCACCAATATTACGAGTCTTTCCTGTAGTTGGATCAGGGCGCTGCTGCTTAATTTGATTTAAATAAATACGTGAGACCCCAGAAACATCAGAAAGATGCTCTTGAGTGCCTGCTTCATTTATTAATCTATGCAAATTTTCGAGACGTATTTGGTTATTTAATTTCATGTCCATATTAAAAAGCAAAATGCTTAACATAAGAAGTATGCTTATGGCTTTACTTGAGTAAGCATTTAGCTTACTATGTGGGTAACTATTTAATTACCAGGTCTCCATATGCAACTCCTTGATTTCGTTAATGCGGAACGCGGCATTCGAGCTAAGCTCGCAAAAGATATATCTGTCCCGCAAATCCTTATTTCTCAATGGGCATTAAAACGTCGTCAAGTTCCAGCTGAGCGCTGCCCCGATATCGAGCAAGCCACCAACGGCCAAGTCACCTGCGAAGAACTACGCCCTGATGTGAATTGGTCTGTTTTACGCAACAAAAAAGGAAGTACCAATGCGTAAATCATTGCCATCTCGAGCTGAGGCCATCTTTTCCCGCAAGAATGTCTGGGTGTCCATTTGCGCATCGAAATCTATATCCAAACGGTTGCAATATCGTTTTTTTAGACTCGCTCATGCAAGCTGCACAAAAGTAAGTAGGAAACTTCATGCCCGAATCAGCGACTGGAGAAACATACACATGCGATCCAGACGCAAGCGTAACCAGTTCATATCGCGAGCAATCCTCTACCCGCTTTTTGTATTCCATAAATTCTTCGTTCAGCTTGGAATATTTTTCGCTATTACCAGCTGCAAGCTCTTGGAAATGAACAGCTTTAGTCTGGAGCTCAAGAGCCGCCGTAGAAACCTCAAGCAGCTGCTGCATCATGTTCGCCTTGACCTCAGAAAGCAAAGCCGCATCACGCCTATCAATTGCATTTGTTGCAACTGTCCAAGCTGCCTGAAGAGAGCTGATTGCCGCAGAAATAGAACTGAAATCCATAAGAATTCCCCCATCGTAGAAAAAAGTTGTGTAGGAACTTCTGATTCTACGATGTGTGGGAATACCGAAGGAAGGGGCAATGAAGCTTAACGTCATCCTAATGCAGCACCGGGGCCTCATCCCCGCACAGGATCCGGTACAGGCACATCAGAATCATGGTGTCGTTTGGTGCATCCTCCCATTCGTACGCCATGAGCTTGGCTTTTTCCAGCAAATCATCGGCCATAGCCTGGCCACATTTAAACGATTTTTCCATTTTATTAATCCAAATATCAGATTGGCATTGACTGAATTATTGCATTCCAGTCGCACGGTCGCACCCCTGATATTCACCTCATTTCAAGGCAGGCAATTATGACTTGTCGTTATTCCGGCACATCTTGGTTTGATGTTCTCTACACCTCGGTACGTAACACCCCGGGTGGCATCAATGACGCTGCACGCTTTTTAACTGATCGCCGTGGCAAAACCATTCACCCCGAAACGTTACGCGCCAAGCTTCGGCACATCAACGGGGAAAGCATTTCCCTTGAAATGGTTGAGCTCCTGACCGAGTGGATGGAAGAAAAAGCCCAACCGCACCGGCTGGACTGGCTGCAATCCCTTAATGCCCGTTTCGGCCTGATTGCATCCGCTGCGCCTGCCGAAGGGAGTGCCCAAGACTTGCAAGGTTCGTTCGTCAATAAAGCGGTAACCTTTGGAGAGTTGGCCACAACCATTTCCACCTCGTTGGCCGATGGCACCATCACTTCATGCGAGGCCGAAAAAATCATTTCTGCCGCTCAGAATAGCCAGCGCAGCAGCCAGGAAATTATTGAAGCCGCTAAACGGGCTTTGGTAAAGGGGGTGTGATGGCTGCAATTGAATGGTTCCGGCTTTGGCATGACATGCCCAACGACCCGAAGTGGAGAACTATCGCTCGCGTGTCAGGCCAGCCTATTTCCGTCGTTATTTCTGTTGCATTGCATGTGATGGTTGATGCGTCACGAAATGTCACGCGCGGTCACGTTGACGTCACGGCTGAAGATATAGCAAGTGGACTGGACGTGACAGACGAAGCTGTAGAGGCGGTTTTATCCGCCATGCAAGGCCGAATACTGGATGGTGACAGGCTGACGGGCTGGGAAAAACGCCAGCCCAAGAGAGAGGACACGGGTAACCAGAAAACAGGCGCAATGTCCGCAACAGAGCGTAAACGCTTGCAGCGCGCGAGGGAGAGGCTTGCAAAAGAGACTGCCGAAGAAGGTGGAAAAAATGAATGTCACGAAGAGTCACGAAAAGTCACGACAGATACAGATAAAGATACAGATACAGAATATAAAGAAAAAACAAACAAAAAAGAAAATTCCACCGGCAGCGATCCTGCAGACAGCCCGTGTGTCGTTTCTGATTTTTCGGATTTTGCCGAATCACCGCCAGAACCCGCTGAAATCCCACAGCCTGACAACCCGGTCTCCACCGCTGGCGCCATCGCAACGTACTGCCGAAGCCAGGGCATTGACGGCAACCCAGGGCCAAGGCTCAAGCAGCTAGTCGAGCAAGGCGCAGAAATGGCGCACTTCGTGGAGGCAATTCCCATCGCAAAGCAGGCAGGCAAAGGCTTTTCGTACCTGCTGGGAATCGTGAAAAACATGCTGACCGACCCACCGAAGGCCAGAGCTTCGCCAGCAAAACCAAGCGTTTCCAGCAAGTTTGACCCTGTAGCCTACGTGAACAAAGGACGAATTCAACATGACCCAAGCATTATCGACATCTAAGCACAACCCATGGCTGGATATCCGCTCCAGCATTGGCATCACCATGATCGACCACCTTTTCAACCGGCTGGACGGGATCTACACCGGGAAGTGGCAACAGGCGTTCAAGACCCCGGCATCGATCGAGAACTGGAAATCGGCCTGGGCAGAATCGTTGCACGATCGCGGCATTACGCCCGAGCAAATCAAGCGTGGTTTGAAAAACTGCGTGGACTTGTACGACTGGCCGCCAAGTCTGTCGGAGTTTGTCAAAGCGTGCGAGCAGAAAAGCCGTGACGAGCAGATCACGCCCATCGAGGACCCGTCCAAATTGCTGGCGCATGACATCAAGCCGGACCCAGCCAAGGCCGCTGCCGTCGCAAAGATGTCCAAGTCGCTTCTGAGTGGCGAGCCGAACCAAGATTGGGCTAACAAAATTCTTGATAACCAACGGGGTCACTCAGTTGGCGTGGTCAAGATGGCCCAGATGGCAGCTCGTAGAAAGGGCCTTTTTGCATGACCAAAGGCAACGTAAACATGAAAAGCCTGGAGTCAGTGGCCAGGCACGTCATTTACTGCCAAGGCAGAAAGCAGCAGGAAGCGTTTCTGGATTTCTGTGGTAGACGCTGGAAATTCACACGGGAAGCCATTTTGGCTGAGGTTTCACGAATCAGGAAAGAGGAAAAATGACAACAATCAGTTTGAAACTGCCGTACCCAGTTTCGGCAAATCGTTATTGGAAGACACGGGTCATTAAAAACTTCGCACAAACGTACCTCAGTGCCGAAGCAAAGGATTATCGAAAGCAAGTAATGCGCCTGGCAGCCAATTTCAAGACGGTACAGGGTGACGTTTCGATAGGACTGGTACTTGGGTAATCCTCCCACAAAACCATAGCAATTAGAAGTAGAATTTCTTATAAAGGAAATTCAATGAAAAGATCACGATATACC